CTAGGGGTAGTCATTACTTTTATGCCTTTAGTTTTTCGGGAGAAGTTAACAAAATACTTGGAGATCAAGAATGTTACTAGAAAATAAAAAGGAACGGGTAAAAACGTGGTTTGTTACTTTTTGCTCAATAGGAGCTTTCGTAGGTGCATTAGAAATGCTTGAAATGTGTACTAGATGTTAAGGATAATATATGGGATTAGTTGATTTTAAATTAGGTGATATTGGAAGTGTGTTTAAGGACATAAGAGAAGCTATAACAGGAGAAGGAATAAAAGACCCTGTAGAGAAATTAAAATTACTCAATGCGATACAGGATGCAGAAAGCAAAATGATGGAAGCCAAGGCTAAAACCATTGTAGCAGAGGCAAACAGCGAACACTGGGTAGTAGCTTCGTGGAGACCTATAACTATGCTTGTATTTGTGGCTATTATTGCAAACAACTATATCTTTGCACCTTATTTTAAATCGTGGGGGTATGATGTTCCTACGCTTGATATCCCACCGAATATGTGGACTCTTTTACAATTAGGTATCGGAGGATATATAGCAGGTCGCTCCGGGGAAAAGATGGTTAAAGTTTGGAAAGGTGAATAGATGAAACTCTATAATAAAACAGGTGAAGTTGTCGGAGAGATATACGACACAGAAATCACAGTACCCACACAAGGCAAGAAAATAGCTTTAGTCGTAGGGCACCAAGAGAATAAACAGGGTGCTTATGGCTCTAAGGGCATAGGTGAATGGCAATTCAATTATGAACTAATACATTCATTAAAGCATAGCGGCAAAAATGACGTAGAAGTATTTATGAGAGATAAAAACATAGCAGGATATACAAACCAAATGCTAAACCTACATGAACAGATAGACAAGTGGGGTGCGGATATATCAATAGAGTTTCATTTTAACTCATTCTCTAATAGTGCCGCACAAGGGCATGAGGTTCTCTATTGTCTTAATTCCGACAAAGGTGGAGAAGTAGCAACTGCGCTGAACAACTCACTAGATAAATACTTATCAACTTCCAATAGGGGGGTTAAATATGTTACTATGAGTAATAACGGTGGAGGGTTTTGCTGTAGAGGGAAGTCGGCTGCAATAATAATAGAGCCGTTTTTTGGTTCACATCAACATAGATTTATAGATGGTGGGGACTTAAGAGAACCACTAAAGCAAGCTATTATAGAGTTTTTAGATAGCGTTTAATAAAACTCTTTCCATTTAGGATTAAGTGAAGTGTTCTGCTCACTCATCAACTCACACTTCATCGTATCCAAATTCAACACCTCACATTCAGCCCTCGATGCTATCACAAGCAAAGAGAGAAGCAATAGAAAAAAGATGATATTATTTAATCTATTTATATATGTCATTTACTATCCTTTGCGGTAAGTGTTCACTAAATAGTCAAGTATCCCATAAAGTGCTATCATGGCAACTCCACTATACCAAATCAGTCCTGCATCTTCTTTTGTCATTTGTTATCCTTTATTGTTTCTGCAATAGTTTCTATCTTTGCACGAAGTACCATGTTTTCTGCTTTTAGTTCAGCGTATATTATCCCATGCTTATCGTTCAGCCTTTCAGATAATTCTTTAGCATTTTCTATGGTATGCTTATCAAGTATATCTTTTATTTGAAACCACCACACTACACGTTGCCCCATAAATTCATTCATTACTTCTCCTTTGTTTCTATTGATGGGAACGGTGGCAAAGTGATACCTCGTCCACCGAAAGCCTTAGTCATAGTCATTATAATAAGCTCAAACTCATCCTTTGCTAACTTGGTTGTGCTTTTCTTTTGATACAGCATTTCCATGATAGGGTTAAAAAACATATACTTAACTTTTTCCATCGTCCATGTAACATCAGCTTTTAGTATCTGAGTGGTTGGTATATTCTCATGGTTTAGTCTGTTTGATATTTGAGTGAGCCACAGATACAAGGCTGAGTTTTGTTTTATGGTACGCGTGTCTAGGTTTTTGATCTCGACTTCATATCTTCCATTTTTGAAGCCCAGCATTTGTTTGAACTGCATAACTTCATCTATTATCTCAACTTCAACTTTCATGGTAAACTCATAAAACTATTTAACTCTTTTGTATCTACCTCATCCCTAAAGCTACATTTGCCCTCATAGAACACATCAAAACGCTCTGTGGCTTGCTTTTCACTCTCTGCCAATACTCTTGCTTGCTTTAGCCTTTTGTCGGCTTCAATTCGCTTTATGACGAACCATTGTATGGGGTCATAGGCTTTCATAAGTTGTCCTTTTGCTCTCTTATCCATTCACAAGCTTTGAAGATTGCTTCGGGTTCTGTGTCTGCTACTGTTGATTTCTCTTCATTCTCCATGTCTATCTCACAATAACTTTTATCATCCTCTACCCAACTGCTCAAATAAATTGGATATTCATCCTGCCCTAAAGCCCACTCTTTACACTTATGAGCTAGTTCGTGGATGTTGATAACATCTTGAAATCTATTGCCTCTTTGTGAGCTGTCGTGTACTTCATATTCTATTGCATCAAATCCATATTGTGATGTAAATTCATGCCATAATACTTTTCTGCCTAACACTTCACTTAATAAGTCTTTACTTATCATAAGTTATCCTTTATATACTCTTCTGCATATTCGGTTAAATCATAGCCAAAATAATTGCCAGATAGTTTTTTTAACTTCTCCCTAAGTTCACACATCAACTCTTCTAGTTCTCCATCTAAAGACTCTTGTATCCTCTCTAGTTGTGTTTCCCCAGAGAGTCCGAAAAGATCACTTATATCCATCACGAAGCCTTTAGCTTTTTAGTGAGTAGCGTTATTGCCGACTCTACTTGCACTTTGTCAAGTTCATCTATCTTTTTCACCTTGTAAACAGATAGAAATTTTGTCATATCTGAATTAGTTTGAGTGATTAAGCCTTGAATAGTCAACACATCATCTTGTGTGGCTTTAGGTGTAGCAACTATCTTAGTATTGTCGTGGCTGTCTGCATCTTTTGTATCATCAATAGCAAATAATCCATTAAGGCAATACTTTCTAGCGTATGATGAGGTAGCACCTGTTATTTGTGCTTCATCCATACCTTTTTTTGCCAAAGGCTCTCTTGCAAATGCTGTAGCAGTTCCGATAACCTTCATTGTTTCATCATATAGGTTTGCTGTGGCTTTAACGTATATTCTGCCTGCAATCTCTTCTATGGTGTCACTTACTATTAAAGAGTAGTTAAAAGCCTTTAAATGGGGTTTTAACGCATCTGTAATATCTTCTAATGATCTATAGTAGTATTTTCCAAAACTATTGAATTGATTTTTAGGAGAATTTAGCTCTACTTGTATTTTTGATAAGCTCATGATTTTATCCTCTCAGCTCTATAGATGGCTGTCTTTCCATATTTTGTTCCTATTCTTTTTTGAAAAGCCTTAGCACTCTCAATATCTAATGCCTCAGACTCAAAAGCAATAGGTACACCTTTTTTATCTTTTATATAATAGTCACTCTCCGCAACTACTACATAAATTTCTTTTGGTAATCCACTCATTTAATCCTCCTTATTCGTATGATGTGTTACGCTCTCAGGCTTCCAATCAGGATTTACTAACCACTCTAAATCATCGCCACCAATCGCTTTAAGTGCAACCTTTCCCGCGTCTTTATGCCCTATCATGTAGCCTTGTAGCCATATATTATACTCAGCTACGGTTTCTATACCGTCTGCAATCGCTTTTTTGATTGTTTCGGTTGGTGCTTCTAGTTCTGTTAGTTTCATTGTTAATCCTTCAAAAATTCATTCATAAATGATATAGCATTTTTAATTAGTATCTTTTCTTTTGCCATTATTTTCATCTGCTCTAGCATCTCTTTTTCTGTTTCTGGCACTTTATCACATGCTTTTAACTCTATTTTGAAGTCTTGACAAAAGTTACCTGCTTTATAGTGATCTGTTGTCAAGTCAAAATATCTAACATTAAACATACTTGAACACGATATCTCAACACCAGACAATGACTTTCTTAATTCATCAGTCATATTTTTAACACTTAAATTAAATGCGGTATTCGCCTCTTCTGCTTTTTTTAATAATTTTCTTGCATTTTTCATATTTAATCCTTTCAAGATTTATGCCATAAATGAAGAGGCTACCCAAACTTGAAAGGGGGTAAGCAGCAGCCTCATTTATAGGCTTGGTTAATGTGATAAGGTCACACACCTTTTATGCAGTTTTTAACCAATGCACGCCTTCTCTAAAGTTTCTAAGCTGAACAGCGCCTCTTGTTTTTCTTGATGTCTTATGTGCATATTTCATCTTCTTGTTTGCATATTTTTTTGTCGGAGATTGTGCATCACCAAGGCTTGCAGTCGATGTAATATTGCCTCCAAACATTCTTTCTCCAAACATAGTAGCCATACCACCTAGTGAAGATAACAGCGATATTGTTTTATTCATTCTATTTCCTTTGTTGTTTTATTTAAGGGTAAGCCCTCACAAGAGCCGTCAAAGAAAGGGATATTTTGAAAAAGGAGGAGTTAAATCAAAACTGACGGCTCATGTAAAAGCTCTCGGTGAAGTGATAACTCCCTATATACAGTTTGCTAAATCGGAGTATGACTCCCATTACTCTAAATCTCATAGACAACCTCACTATTTCTAGTATTCAGTTTTATGTCCTATACCGATTGGTTACGGTGTCGAGCAGACCATCATATGTCTACCTAACCCAAGTCACTATTCTTTCGCTAGTGCCACCTAATGCACGTTCCTACTTTATTCGGACTCTTATCACTACTCAATCTCATGTTGGGGGTGCGCTTAGTTCCCATATAGTCAACTAACTGCTTTTAAAGTTAGCCAATACTTATCACTTCATAAAAAGCTCGAAATGTTAAAAATCACAGAAGCTAAACTCAACTTCTACCACCATTTTACACACATAACCTTAAATAGATATTAAGTGAGGATTAATATACAATTAATAAATATCATGGTAAACTTTCAATATAAACATAAAAAGGATAAACATGACACACATAACAGTATCAGAAGAAACGAGAGACAAGCTTATGAAGCTAAAAAAAGAAAAAGGGCTTATCTCTATGGATGAGGTGGTCAAGAGAATGATTAAAAAATGTGGGGAGAAAATTACATGACAGGTATTTACTTGTTAAAAAAGGATAAAAAATGAAAACAGCGATATACATAGAAGATGGGACAGTTCAACTTGTAATCACACCAGAGACAGAGTTTGAAAAAAACGCTTTATCCACAATGAGAGAAAAACGTTTAGACGCAAAGATATTTAGTGGCTCTTTTTATGATTGTCGTGGTGGATGGGTTAGACAAGAGGATTATTCCAGTTACCAAGCAACAGAAAACAATGACGAAAAAAGTCTAATTATACGAGTTGATGAAGCACCACAAAAGGATAAAAAATGAGTCAATCGCAAAACACCCTGATCAAACAGCACCTTGAAGATGGTCATAGCATCACAGCAATCATGGCGTTAAACATGTTTGACTGCTTTAGGTTAAGTTCACGCATTTTTGATCTCAGGAGTCAAGGCTTGGATATAGTCACAAGGAACATCACGCAGAACGGAAAGTGCTTTGCATCATACGAGCTAAGAGAGACGAAATGAACATAAAAGAAGAAATATATGAGATAAGCAGAGGAGCCAAAAATAATTTCAGATATTACGAAGATACTGTAAGGGTTATAGAGGAAAAACTAATACATCAAATAGAGGGTGAAATTAGTGCTAAATACTATGATGTCTTTAGGCAACTATCAGACAGCATAAACAATGCAGGACATGAGAAAAGAAGAGGCAATCAAATAGATTTAATAAATAAAACAATGGAGGGCATATCTACTGAGTTTGAGGAATTTTTGCCATAACAATAAAAACCCCACCGCCTAACCCACCATTAGGCGGTAACTATATTTTATGTAAAGTATGGTATAATGTCTACATAACTTTAAAAGTAAAGCAGTTACCCGCCAGACGACTGTTTTACTTTTGGTTATAAAGTCTGGCGACTACTTATATAAAACTCCAATTCAACCCTTTTAAATTGTTAAGGAAATAGTATGAACCTACTACGAAACACGCTCAAGAAGCAATATTCTCAAATTCCAAATGAGTTAATCACAGACTTGTCTATATCAAGCGGAGAGCTAAGAGTATTGCTTTATTTGTTTACAAAGCCAGATGATTGGAGTGTCTACAATAAAGACATTTGTAATCAACTTGGCATTAGTGAGCAGACACTCACAAAATACTGGAAGAGTCTTTTAAAGTCTAAATGGCTTAGACGAGAAATATCATCAGGAAGCCAAGGAAAATTTACAGGTGGATACATTTACCATATCGGTAACTTTACCGTATCTATAGAAAGTACCGAAACGGTAAAAAGTATAGAACATAGTAACAATAAACCTTTAAACAAAGACTTAACTAATACTAACACTAAAGTAACACCCCTTAAAATAGTAAATTATTTGCTTAAAAAAATCATCGAAAATAAACCAAACTTCTCATACGGGATAAGCACACTAGAAAGATGGACAGATGATATTGACAAGGCTATAAGAATAGACAAAAGAACAGAGACAGAACTTATTGGTGCGATAGATTGGATATACTCAACAGATAAGGGCTCTTTTTGGATACCAAACATAATGAGCGGCAAAAAACTTAGAGAGAAATTTGACACCATGGAAGCACAAATGATGCAAACTAATCACAAAAATATACAATCACAAAACAATCTTAAAATAATCGAGGATATGTATAATGCAGGGTAAAATAATAATATTGTCAGGAATGATGGGGATAGATATAAATGATGCCAAGAGTGCAGTATTTATAGGCGAAACAATAAAAGGCATAGATGACTTAGATGCTTTTATCGAGTATTGCAGAGACAAGAAAGAAGCCATAGAGTACGCAACAAAAACAGAAAAGCTTGACACCCTGGCAACGATGTATAAAAAGCTACAAGCAAACGCAAAACTCCCGCATGAAACCGCGATGAACTTCTCAAAGCAACTCACGCACAAAGTCGAACAAGCCCGGACATTCATAAAGAACCAAATCGAACTTGGCAACGAAAAGCCTTTTTCATCTTTGGTGGTGGACGGTCATTCGTATTTCACGGATAAAGAGATCAAAGCACTTTCTGGACTTGGCAGAAGTTCGGTTATTGTTGAGCTATCGGAGCAACACAAACTAGAAGATAGTTTGATGAAGTTATTTTTGAGTAAGTATATTTCAAGAAGTAAATATGAGGCATTAAATAATAGCCAAAAAGAAATTAGAAGATTAGTAGGAGGATTAACATGAAATCAAACAAGCAAATAATAGAAGAGATGTTACGGAGAGATGGATTTACAGAAAATGAAATAAAGTTAGCAAGTTTAGACACATTAGCAGACGACCTTTTAAGAGAAATGGTTTTAAACGAAAGTGATGATTATGGCACTTTTAAAGGCGAACTAGAAGCAGAGCGAACTAGAAGCAGAGATACATTACTTAGTATCTAATCATATGGAAACAATACAGCAAAGGTTTTAGGATGAGTAAGTATGCCACGCTATCAAGTGGTCAAAAGAAAGTTAAGCGGTTGTTGGAAGCGAAAGGATAAGAGGATGAAAATAGAAACAGGAGAAGAGGGAGAGTTGATATTAAAGGATGTGTTTAACTCAGTAGTATTTAAAACAGATGATGGAGAAGAGTTGGTTGCGTGTATGAGAGATGGAGCTTTTGAAATAGCTACTCTTGATTTGTGTGCAAAAGATAAAGATAATAAAAAATATTACACTTGGTATTATGCAGGTAGCCAAGGCATATTCCATCAGCCACAACAAGCAACAGACACAGAGCAAAAGATAACAGGGCAACACCATGAATAAACACACAACCAATAGTAAGGCATTAAGTGAGCAGAGAGTTGAGAGGTGATACAAACTTACACACTCCAAACAAACAAGCACAAATAACGTGGATAAGTTGGTGTTGAGGTTGGAAAACGGTATAATATAACAAGCGATGGAAACATCTAACCAAGAGCATTTATTAAGAGGCTCGCTCTAAACTTCCTAAGGTTTCGAGCCTCGTAATAAGTCACATTCCTTAGGAAGGACACCATATGAACAAGCAAGAAATCCAAAACAAACTAAATCAAAACAGATTGGACGGAATACAAGCCGTTGATGATATTCGATGCTTAGAGAGTAAGATTTCAAATCTAAACAGAGAAGAGGAGCAACTTAACAAGCAACTCAAAGAGTGTGATGAGTTGAAGCTGACCAGTGGTTATGGTTTTGCATACAGCGAAGTAACAGAAAACCAAAGAAATTCACTTGATGTAGAAAATGGCAGATGCTACCCAACCAAAGAACTCGCAGAAATAGCCATGAGCAACTCAAACACTCGCAACAAACTCGAAGCGTATAGTAGAGTGATTGACCCTGATTGGAGAGAGTGCTGGGATGGTAATCAATACAACTTTCTTGTCCATAAAGACAATAAATGGACTGAGTATCTTGTCTGGTATAGTTGTGTAAGAAAATATTTAGGCACAGTTTACATGAGCGAAAAAGCAGCCAAAAGAATAGCCAGAGCCCTCAACGAAAAGGAAATCACACTATGAACAAAGAAGCTAAAAACATAACATGGGTAAATACAGAGGATGAACTCCCAAAAGAGGACGGACTCTATATTGCAACCAGAGACGGAAGATGGAAAGAGGCTCTAACGTGGAATAGCCACTATAAAGTATGGGATGATGCAGAAGGTGACGATTATTGTTGTGATGCAATGAGCGTTAAGTATTGGCATAAGACACTTGAAGTAGGAGAAATCAATGTATAACAAAATAATCCTAGCAGGAAACCTAACAAGAGATATAGAAATACGCTACACACAAGGCGGCTCGGCTATCGGAAACACAAGTATAGCAACTACACGAAAATTTAAATCACAATCAGGTGAACAAAAAGAAGAAACACTCTTTGTGGACCTGACTTTCTTTGGACGTACAGCCGAGATAGCAAATCAGTACCTACGCAAGGGCTCAAAGGTTTTAGTCGATGGACGCTTGAAGTTAGACCAATGGGAGGATAACCAAAGTGGAGCAAAACGCTCAAAGCATAGTGTGACAGTTGAAAACCTACAGATGCTAGGTTCTAAAGACGATGCACAGCACCAAGACGCACCACAACAAGCCCAACCACAAAGCCAATACTCACAGCCAACACAGGCATCCAACATCCCAGAGATAGACATAGACTCTGACAATATCCCTTTTTGATAGGAGGATGATATGAAGCACACTATTATGACCGTTGACGGAATGTTTATAGAAGATGAAAATATCATCAAAGAAGTAAAAGACATGATACACAACGCATTAGACTACACCTACATCCACAACAAAAGAGTCACAGTCTACAGCGATAAGCGTTTGCATGACGAGCGTGTTACGAGAATTGAGGTAGAAGGGTGAGTAGCCCAATCATACACACCATGTCAAAGAAAGCAAGACTTTTAATGTTCCTCAATTATGTTGACTCGAAAACATCACATGAAAGACCAAAACTAATGAAAAAGTGGGACGAGTGTGGACTTGCAAGAAGAGGCATTTATATGGAAATAGACAAAGGTAAACCATGTATGGGTAAACATGAAGTAAAAAGCCTTATGTTAGATGTGATTATTGGAGCAGCACAATGACAATTAAAACACCCACACATCAAGCAAGCATGAGACAAGTAGCAAGAGAGTTAAACATAAACCAAAACTACTTTGCACTATTAAAAAACACAAACAAAGAAGCCTTCAAATACATGTCAAGCCTGGACACAAATCTGTTTGACAGCTATCATAAATACACAAAAGAGCAAGACGAGACAAAAGCACGATTAACAGACATATACTACCTACTGAATGATCTATCATTGGTGAGTCAGTTCAGTAAATACCTAAATAAAAAAGGATATTACAATAATTGGAACGGATTTACAACCACTATAGCAGGGGTTTTATTTACTGTGAGAGAAGGGTTTTTTAGTCACACAATATTCATTAAAAGCAAAGCTATGGTTGATGAGTTTTGCAACTTTTACACGAGGAGATTAGCATGAGAGAGATTAAATTTGAATTTATCTATACTGACGGCAAATATTTTGCTAAAGCTATAATGACACTAGATGAGCTTTTAAACAATAATGAAGATGATATTTACGAAAAGGCTACAGAAGGATATGCACTTTATAGTGGGTTAGCGAATTTTGAGTTAATTGCTAAACGTCAATACACAGGACTCAAAGACAAAAACGGTGTAGAGAGTTATGAGGGGGATATTGTAAAATATATGTATAGATCATGGAACGATGGCGGAATGGGTGATAAAATAAAAACTAAAACTATAGAGTTTAAAAGGGGGTCTTTTAATGCCTTTACTTTAGATAGTTTTGGATTTGAAGTAATCGGAAACATATACGAGAACCCAGAACTACTAGAGGCTACAAATGCCGTTTAAAAATCCAGATGACAAAAAAGCATATCAGAGAAATTGGACTAGAAATATAAGATTGGTAAAAAGATGTGTACAATGTACCGAAATACTCCCTTATCATCACTCAAAGTTTTGTAACGAGGGGTGTACCGACAAATACTACAAAGAACAAGCAAGACTTAAAAGGCAAAAAGAGAAAGATAGTCAAATGCCTAGATTTTGTAAATATATCCATTGTAGAAAACTACTCCCCAAAGAAGCCCACGCTACAAAGAAATACTGCCAGGGTACTGACTGTGCATATAAAATGAACCAACTCGAAGCAAAAAAACACAGAGAAGCAAACAAGAAAGAACACAAACCCGTTTACAGAGTATGCAAATTAGAAGGATGCGATAAAACCTTTGAAGTCGAACAAAGAAAACCTTTAACTCGATACTGTTCCGATGAGTGTAGAGCGGAGAAGAATAGAAGAGCATGGAGGGAGAATGCGATCAAAGAGAAGGATAAACAAAATGCCATTGTTGAAGAAAAGAAAGTGAGAGGGAACGGGAAGCCTAAAGAGTTTGTACTTCCTAAGAGGTTTTTAGTGAGAGGGCCTATATCTAATAGCAATAGAGCAGACAGTATATCGGTGAACGCATGAGAACAACTTTATATCTATACGGATGCACTCCCGCAGTATTCCAACACAAACTATATGAAGAAGCACTAGAAGCTAAATTAGAGTACGGAACTAAACATTATCGCAGACTATTTCTAAAGCACGACAAGACGAAAGATGAGCAAGATCAAATGTTTTGGGTTGAGAAAGCGTTAAGTCATACAAGGAAACTACTTGAAGAATTAAAGGATAGTTTATGACTAAAACACAGCAAACTAAAAAGAAACAACTCAAAGAAAAAACGTGTGCCTACTCCAAATGCGATAATACTTTCATACCACACAACGGATGGCATAAGACATGTGATTGGAAATGTGCAATAGACTACCAAAAAGAAGTAGTAGCCAAACGCAAACTAAAAGAGAATAGAAAAGCCCTCAAAGAGTTTAAAGACGGAGATATACCACACTTAACCAAAGTAGCTCAGCAAGTCTTTAACAAGTACATACGGAAGAGAGATGAGCATTTACCTTGTATCTCATGCGAACACACAGGGCAAAGACAAAGACACGCAGGACATTTTAGACCCGTTGGGCGAAATCATCAAATGAGATTTAACGAGGATAACGCTCATTCTCAATGCAGTATATGTAACAATCATTTATCAGGCAACCTGGTACCATATAGAGTGGCACTTATAGAGAAGATAGGACTCGACAGAGTAGAGACGCTCGAGGCAAACAATGAGACGAAGAGTTATACGGTTGACGAACTGAAAGAGATCATAGACGCATATAAGCAGAAGACAAGGGAGGTAAAATGAAAGATATCAAGCATGGAGAAATAAAAGTAAAAGAAGATGGCGCTAAAGCACTAATAATTACCTATAGTGATGGAACCACAGAAGAAAGAAAACTTCCAACAGATAAAACATGTAAGTTTGAGATTAAAGATAAAAAGAGTAGAAGTTAAAAAGGAGCTATAGATGGATAAATTTGTTTTAGAAGGAGACAATGGCGATATGTGGTATGTATGCGAATGGACAAACAAGAGTAGCTTCCACATAATTAAAATATTTTATGATAAGGGCAAAGCAAATAGATATTTGAATTTATTAGAGGATATGGTATAATGAACACATGGAACTAACACCTAAGAAAAAAAGATTTAGTGAAGAGTACATCATTGATCTTAACGGAACACAAGCAGCAATACGGGCAGGATATTCAAAAAAAACAGCAAATGAACAAGCATCACGACTGTTAGCTAATGTTAATATTCAAGAATATGTAAAAGAACTTAGCCAAAAAAGACAAGAGAGAACACAAATAACAGCAGATATGGTAATTAAAGAGTTAGCACTTCTAGCATTTTCAGACACAGGAAACTTATTCACAAAAGATGGAGGGCTCACACATATATCATCAATGCCAGAGTCAGTCACAAGAACAATCTCAGAGGTAACATCAAGATTTGAACGACCAAGAGGAAATGACGATGGTGAAGTAGCAGAGATAGTTAAAATTAAATGTTATGATAAAAAAGGTGCGCTAGACTCACTAGGTAAGCACTTTGGTATCTTTGAAAAAGACAATAAATTAGACATTACCGCACAAATAAAAAGAACAATCATAGTAAACCCTACAAAGACACCGAGTGAATGACTCCACAATCGAATTAGCCCCCATAGTTTCCGACTTCTATTTAAGTGAAGCTTTCGTATCTCTAATAATAGGTCCGATTGGTTCAGGTAAAACACTAGGCTCTATTCTAAAGTGGGAAAAACTCATACATGAGCAGGAACCATCAGATGATGGGATAAGATACACACGTATAGCAGTTATCAGAAATACAGCAGTAGAGCTAAGAGATACTACAATCAAATCATTTGAAGGCTACTTTGGAGATCAGCTTAAAATGAATTGGGGAAATCTTACCGCACTCTATGAGCATGATGATGTTCACGCAGAAATACTCTTTAGAGCCTTAGATAAGCCAGGAGACATGAAGAAGCTACTCTCTCTTGAAATAACCTTTGCATATTTAAACGAATTAAGAGAACTACCAAAAGAAGCGATAGAGAATGTCACTTCAAGACTAGGGAGATATCCCTCAATCACAAAAGGCACAGAAGCGACAGCACCTCAAGCATGGGCGGACACAAACGCTTTTGATAATGAAACATGGATATATAAGAAGTTTATAGAGAACAGACCATATAATCATGCAGTCTATGAACAACCACCTGCAATCATTAATGCTGTATTCTCTCATGGAAGCTTAGTGTCAGCAGATGTTAACCCAGAAGCAGAGAACCTAGAGAACTTGCCTCATGAATATTATAGAGGATTTATAGCAGGGAAGTCAGAGGATTGGGTTAAAGTAATGATTATGCGACAGTATATCCCACTGCAAGAAGGTAAACCGGTATATCCAGAGTATAACGACAATATCCATTGTGTAGACGAGAGACTCATTCATCCTCCAACTACAGGACTACCTTTGATATGTTCAGCAGACAACGGGAGATGGTCGGGTTTTCTAGTTGGACAGTTAGACACTTTTGGAAGATTGGTTATTTTTGATGAGATTACAAGTGAAGATATAAACCTTATAGACTTTGGGGAAATAACATCATTAAGCATGAAGCAAAACTATTCACATCATAAGTTTGAGACATGGATAGACCCTTGGGCTGCAAACCAAAGAGGGCAACTCACAGACGACACTATGCTAAAGGTATGGAACAATAAACACATGTACTGTAGGACTTCTATGACAAAATCACCGTCAATAATGGTCAATGCAGTCAAAAGCAAATTAGGTCAAATGATAGGTGGACAACCTGCTATTATCATAAGTAGTAAATGTAAAAACCTGCGGAAAGCATTAAATGGTAGCTATCAATTCAAACGAATAGCAACAAGCGGAGAGAGATACAGCGAAAAGCCAGACAAAGGAGCATACTCGCACATAGCCAATGCTTTTGAGTTTATGGTAGATGGCACAGGAGCAAGTAAAGAGCTAAGATCATCAAATAAATTTAAGGAGTATTATGATGCAGGACGACAGCCAGAGCCTCAAAGTTGGAGTGTCTATGACTAAAGAAGAGAAAGAAATATTTGACAAGTGGACTAAAGAGCAGATTTATGAGGCATATCTCCTGGAAGTGGAACACTCAAAACAACTCAATATTGAGGTTAGCCGACTAAGACGACAGATAGCGGAAGTAAGGTTCTCCGTAAGATGATATACGAGACAGTAGACGACAGCATCAAGGAATTCATACAAGATAGTATGAGAGCAGTAGATGATATCACTTATACTCAAGAGGACTTTGATACATACTTTTCAAACGAGCACCTAAATATCGTAAGTAAGTCAAAAAGTGGCAAAATACTCGCTTTTTGTTGTATAATCAAGGCATAAAAGCCTATAGTAAAGGGTTAAAATACATCATATCTACCTATCCAGAGGTGCAGTACATGAGAGATAATCTGCCAACATTTATAGTAAAAAGGATTTTCTAATGGCACCCGTAATACCAATCTTAACAGCAGTTGCAGGAGTGGCGAGCACTATCTCTTCAATAAGTGCAGCTAAAGACGCGAAGAAAGATGCAGCAAAACAAGCGGCACTAATCAAAAAACAAGAAGATAAGATAGCAGCAGAAAAAGAAAAACAGGATAAAGCAACACAGGAAAGACGCACTAGAATGTCTAGTAATGTTCTTTTGTCGGGTACTGAAACAGGACTCACAGGAGATACAACCGGTACACTTCTGAAAGGTACATGATGTTTATTACTAATGAATACTCAAGACTATATGGAATTGAGTGTGATGATGTAGTTCTTTTACCAAATCAGCCGTTTTGTGCGTTTAAAGGAAACTATAAAGTAGGCTCTTATGCAAGAATACTTAATGCAGACGGTAAAGAGGTAATGAAACTTAGTGCAGGGGAGACTATCAATGGTATTGGCGTATTAAGCAAATCTCCAAAAGACTACTATACAGATGAAGTAAAAGAAGCGTTTGAGAAGTCAGTTCCTAAACGTAGGACACGCAAAAAGAAAGAGGTCAATGATGGCAAATGAAAAATGGTCGGAAGGAATAAATTGTGCTGACTGTAAATATTGGTATCGTCCACTCAAGAAAGATAAAGACGGGGTTTGCACTAAAATAAGTGGTAAAAATGCGGAAGTAATAACACCTCCTGACTTTGGATGTAAGAAATTTGAAAAGGGAAAATATGAGCTCTAATTATGAAAAATTAATCAAGCGTGTAAGTGCTGCTAAGTCAAACAAGGCATTATGGGAGCACCACATCAGGGAATGCTATCGCTATGCCATGCCACAACGTAACACCATAGACAAATGGAGTAAGGGCTCAAAGAAGCGTGATTATGTGTTTGACTCAACAGCAGAGGACGCACTTGAAGACTTCGCAACTCGCATGGAACTTGAACTAGTACCACCTAATCTTAATTGGATGAAGCTAGAGATAGGAACAGATATAGCCGAAGAAAAAAAAGACAGCTCTAATAAATATCTTGAAGAGACTACTGACATTGTGTTTAATCATATCAAGTCAAGTAATTTTTCTTCTCAAATTCACGAAGCATTCCTTGATCTTGGTATTTCAACAGGTGCAGTTATCGTTGAAGCAGGGGACGGAATACAATCATCTCTCAATTTTAGATGCGTATCTCTTTCAGAGTTAATCTTAGAGCAATCAAGTAAAGGCATAGTTGATACAGTATTTAGAGAGTTTCAAATACCCGTACAGGACATTGAGTCTACATGGAAAGGGGCAGAGCTCAACGAGAAATTAAAACAACTCATTAAAAACAAGCCCACGACAGAAGTCGAAATCCTTGAGGGTGTCTACTTGGAAGGTGATAAATATAACTCTGTAGTAGTATTCAAGGAAGAAAAGCACTATCTTATAGACCAAACGCTAGAGTCCAATCCCTGGGTAGTGTTTAGAGAGTCCACGATACCAGGTGAAACTATGGGTAGGGGTAGAGTAATGAGAGCGCTACCCGACATCAAGACCTTAAATAAGATGGTAGAAGATCACCTCAAAGCTGCAGCATTCACAGCAAACCCAATCTACACGGCAACAGATGATGGAGTAATCAACCCTTACACAGTAAGACTACAACCTGGTACAGTTTTGCCCGTTGGTTCAAACTCTAACGACAACCCAACATTAAGACCGTTGGCACCTGCAGGAGATTATCAAGTCCTCCAATATGACATAAGAGCACTACAAGATAATATCAGACGTATAATGATTTCCAAGCCATTCGGGAATATAGAAGAGTCACCTGTTAGAACAGCTACAGAGATGAGTATTCGTAACGCAGATATGGCTAAGAGCTCACTAGGAGCATCAGGACGCATTCAAAACGAACTACTCGAAAGACTTGTAGCACGATGTGTTTATGTGCTTAAACAGGCAGGCAAAATAGCAGAGTTTAAAGTAGACGGCAAAGAAGTAGCAATCAAGTTCACTTCACCATCAAGCAGAAGCCAAGATGAAAGCCAACTAGCAGCAATAGGCAGATTTATGGAGTTTATGCAAGTTCTCCCACCAGAGTTAGTCAATGAAGAAATAGCAGTCGAGAAAGTACCGGCAGAAATCCTGGATATTCTAGGCTTACCTGCTAAGTTCAAACGGACAGAGGAAGAGAAAGAGTTAAGAAAACAACAACGAGAGGAACAAGCCCAACAACAACAAGAGATGGCAGCAGCACAAGTCGCAGAGGAGCAAGCATGACAGAAGCACAGAGAATAAGAAAAAGCACAGAGATAAAAAAGCTTTTAGTTGGTACTTTTGAAACAGAACTAGGCAAAAGATGTCTCGAACACTTAGAGGCAACCTTCATAGACAGAGACATAGCACAAGTAGGCATGAGTGAGCTTGAAATCGGCATCCGACAAGGTGAAGCAAATGTCATTAAGAAAATCATAAGAGAGGTACGACATGGCAGATAAAGAATTACAAACGATACTCAACTCAGGTGGGGTAAATACCATCTATTTAGGTGGAACATCAAGCACACATAGGGTGCAGAAGAAAAGCGACATGACCGGGGGCAATGTATCTTTTGACTCAGCAGGGCTAGAGACAGAAGATAATAATGTTCAAGATGCACTATATTCCTTAATAGAACACGAAGAAGAAATACACGAAACAATATTGAGTGGTTC